GGGGGGGAAAAGGTATTGGTTGAACCAATAAAGTCACACTCAAATTCTGTCTGGAACTGTTGCTCACTTGTATTTGCGATTTGTTGGGCTTTCCACTCTTGATCCCTCAGAGGTCCGCCGGGGTACTTAGGAACCTGTGACCAATGGATCTCGATTGGGATATATTCGTTTTTACCTTTCTCACCTTCTCGCTTAGTAGCTCCCCTCCAGTAATGATAGAATAGATTGAGTCCATTGGGGGTTGATACCATTAGAACCTTTGTGGACTGTCCAGAGGTGATCGTAGGGTACACAGAGCTAAAGAATTCTTCTGCAATATTCTGAGGAACGTGTGCAAATTCGTCAAGGAAGATCATGTTGAATGATCCACCACGGACTGCGGATGCAGATGTAGATGAGGCTATGATTCTTGATCCGTTCTCAAGCTCAAGTGACCCCTTATTCCACTCAACAATTCCTTGCTGAAGCCACAGAGGAAGGTACTCATATGCCATTTTTAGACGACTGAGGATTTCTCTTGCAGTGGATTGTTTGTTTGCGAGGACAGCAACCGTCATGCTCTGGTTGAACAGAACATAGTGGAGAATATAAGCAATCATAGTCGTAGATTTACCGGACTGACGAGGCAGCTTTGATATTACAAATCTATTATTATGAACAGCATCCACAATTTCTTCTTGGTAGTCATATAAATTGAATGGTACAAGTCCCTTATCTAGAGATACAACTTTAACGTATTTCTTGATAAAGTAAATAGGATCCTGAGCACATTTCATGTACTCTTGAACCTGATCCTTTGTAAACTCAATTCCAATCCCCGCCGGTTTTAAGTTTGCATTACCTAAATATCCACCCTTTTTACTTGTCATCTTCCTTCACTTCATGATTAACATCAATAATCTCTTTATTTCTACTTCTCTCTGGATTAATTAAATCCTGCAATTCAGAAGTAGAACCAACATAGATTGCATTGGTCGTATTGTGATTGTGAATGGTTTCGTCTTTGTTCACATCTTTGACCTGCTTGTGTAGATCCATAAGATCTTTATTTACATCGGCCACTGTTTTAAGGAGTCCTGCGACGACTTCATATGCCCTTGGCGCATCTCCCTCAGAAGCCACTTTAAGTATGCCATCGATTGCTTCCTTACCGTTATTAATAAGTTCGTAAAGATTCGAACGTATTTTGATATAGTCTTTTTCTGAGTCATCCATGTCCACCTTTACTTCTTTTTTACTCTGCACCAACTCTTTTTTGACTTCTTCTGGTTTCTTTGCTTCAAACGAAGTGTCAAGAGCTTCTGAAATTTTATCACTCATTATTTCACCTTTATCCAATATTTAGTCCGGGCCCCTCATAGTTTCCGTGGAACTGGGCTACACCCAATCCATTAGGCATGTAATATGTAACAGCACCAAATTCGTGAGTATGGTATCCAATAGTTGTCTCATTTTCTCTGACCGATGTAGGACTTGGACTTACAAGAACTGCTAACTCTGCTGTAGTGTATAGAGGATAGAACCCATTTATTGCAAGTGGTCCTGCTCCGGTTGCAGGAGTTGTTACAAGACCGTCAGAGGAATCTGTTATTGTAGTATTTCCGATCGGATATACTATTGCAGGTGTTGATGGATCTGATACATCCACTGGATCGATGGGTGTTGCATCATCAATTATTTCGTTGCCCGTTCCGAAGCTCGGTGTGCTAGGAGAGGGTGTGATTTCTGGTGTTTCTGGTACTGCTATGGGTTTACCTGTAGGCGTAGCATTTTCTACATCTTCTTCTGTAAAGAATCTCAGATCTGCTTGTTCGATTATTGGAGTATTTCTTTGTTCACCATAGACGTAAGTTTTTGCTATGAAACTAAACGTGGTAGTAATACTTCTTGTTTCCGAAAAATCACCTTCATAGATCTCAGAAATTCCTGTGCTGGTGAGAATAATAGGAACGTTCACCGCTCTATTGATGTCACTAAAGTTCATAGAGATAATAAACTCGGGTGCAAATATGGGTAGGATCTGCTCGACTAGCTGCAAATTCTCTTCGATGTTTCTGGTAAATGTATATAGACCAAAGTTTATAAGGTATGGAACTTCCGCATAATTATAAGGAGTATTTCCATCAGCATCAATTGGTCCAGATGTTTTTCTTAATTTGTTTGATTTTCTCGTTGGATCGTAACTCATACCCAACATTTCAAATCCCATTCTAGGTAACGTAATTCGTGTTCTTGTATTATCCGAGATTGTACTAACTTCTTTGATTCGTCTTATGAATTTTTCTTTTGGTCCGTAAGTTAAAGGAACTCTATCCTTTTCAATTATATTATTATCTTTGTCAAATTTGGCAACATACATGTCATTAAAAAGATTACCAAACCCAACGACTAATTTTCTCAATGATTCATTGTTATAATAATTAAACATTAAAAATTACCCCCAGAAAATGGATCTTTATCAGAAAAATCAATCAAATCATCTTTTTCGACTTCTAGCTGCAAATCTTCATTATCACCCTGAAGTGTTTCACTTTCACTATTAATCTGATTGAAGAAGTCTGCATTACCAGTTCCACCAACGAATCTTTCCGCATTACTTTCGGTTCCCTTAATTGCTGATGTTGTTGGAGATGCGACAAACGATCCGCTAATATTACCAAGAGTTAGCTGTAAAGTTTCACTGTCCCAATTAATAACTTGAGCAGTCGCTGTGGCTTCATCGATATTGGTATATTCTCCGTAAGTATTACCAACTTGGAATACAGTTTCCCCTTCGAAGAACTCTGATACTGTATTTGTAGATCTTGTTGGTGCGCCGGTGGTAATAATCTGAGCAAGTTCTTTTCTTGCTCTGGCAAAACACTCATCAACTTCACATATTCCAGTATTAAACTCCTCATTATTGTAAGCAAATAATTCACTAAATGCAAGGAATGAGTACAGGTTACCTAGTTGGTATAGTGGATTTTCGTGTTCTACAAATGTTATTTCAAATAAACTGTCCGATAGAACATAATAAATTAGATCACCTTCACGGGGACGAATGATATTAGAGTCTCTTTTAGTGACCTCTCGCTCAAAGGTTCTTGTTGCGATTCTGAACGTTGCTTTATCTCTAAGATCTATACCAAACTTACCAATGATATCACCATCACCCCCAAATGACTGTGGATTTTCCATATACATCTCAATAAGATATGCTTGATCAAATGATGATGCGGTATCCTCACCATAGATTGGGTCATAGTTGTTAAGACTTCTTGGAATATAATAACAGTTTCTCCCAAGAGCACGAATAAACTCAGCGTTCAGATCTTCTAGAAGATTTTGCTCGTTATTAACATCTCTGATGTAGGGATTTTGTGCCATATTATCCCGTTATAAAGTGTGGTGGAAGTTCGTATTCGGATTGCATTCTTTGCTCAAGTGCAGCAACTTCTGCGGATCCTTCTTGGTATAATTGACCACCACGAAGTGTTACACCACCGGGCATCTGAACACCGTCAAATTTGGATAAATTTGCACCCCACTGACGTTTGATTAGTGCAGTGACATATTCTTTTAGATAACGATCGTTGAAGATTTTTGGAAAGTTATTTGGATCTAATGCTGCATATCCTTCGATAACAATATATTGACCGGGGCTACAATCTCTAGATAAATCTGTATCCATTATGAGTCTATCAGTAACCTTACTAAAGTGTATGACATGTTCTGGATTAAAGAACTGCTCAACCATGCTGATGTACCTCATGGTGCTGTCATATCCTGCTAAACCCAGTGAGCTTGCCATTCCGAGACCACGGTTGATTCCGAAATAATCTGTTAGAGCCAACTGGTAGCGAATGTCAAACATATCTTGATTAGCAAGAGCACCGAATTTAAATACCCTAACAATCGATAAAAGGTCTTTACCAGTTGGTCCGGGAGCGTCTCCAAACCCCATGGCTTTTTGTATTTTTGATGTGGGGATGTATTGATTATTAATATCATCTTCGGTAATTTGATATGCAAAAATACATCTTTCAACACCATCAAAGTGACGTTCTGAAAAATACTCTAGAGCGTCATCGAGACGTTCTTCTGCTTGCTTATAATCAACATTTATCTCGACTACAGGTGAACCGAGTCGTCTATAGGCATAATCAATAAGGGTTTCTCTTGAATTTGGACTTGACATATTTACACCTCTTAGTTATTTAGGGGATTTTGAGGTCTAAAATAATTATTTTTTGTCTTTCGGGATTTCGGGAGATGAGACAGTTATTTTAACTAGTTGTGACGCATCATAGTTCTCTATGATGTATTTTCTATTATTATCTTTAGTTTCTGAAACACGGTAGTTACTAAACCCCGGCATTTTTAGTGGGCAATGCAGTTTAGGGTAGTCTAATTTGGAATAACTCTCATCGTTTGTATTCAACCAAGTACCGGCTCTGTCTCCACACCCACATTCAGTGCAGTAGAATTTACCCTTAGTCTCACTTTTTCCGAGTCCTTCACATGGAGGTAAAGATCCCCCAATAGACTCATCACCAAAACAACTCAACGTTCGTAATTGTTTTGTCGGTATATCTGCTTTTTTATTAGTGAGACCACGAGAAGCAAGAGACATTGCAAACGACTGCATCATTGTCAAAGGATTTTTCAATTTATCCACACTCTTTCTTAGGGGGTGCTTTGATTTATATTGATTATTTTTACCACAGTTACAACCACCACATTTTTTACGGTGCATACTCATTATTATAATACATCAGATGGTCCAATCTGAATAAATCCTTCTGTTCCTGATATGGCTATGAATAGCTTTTTCTTCGTTACCCCAGAACCAGCGGGGACGTTGAGTGTATATCCACCAGTCTTACCGAACTGGGGATCCAAGAAGTATGGCTGACCAGCGGTCAACCCTGTAAATCCACCAAAGAGTCCTGACGTAGTGACAGTTACGTCATTTCCAGTAACACCTTTCACAACACCGATGCTTTCGTTACCATGGAAGGGATCTAATGTTGGTCCACCACTTGCTGCTGCGATAGACAACACAAGTTGTCCCTGAGAACCGGATGTGACAAAAAATCCAGAAGTCAAGCCGGCAGTAACTCCAGATGAAACCGTGACCGTGACATCATAAGAACCTCTGTTAGTTACATCACCATTGACACCAACATCACCCTGAATGGTGATTCCGTGTGGTACACTATCGGCAAGACCAAAACGAAGAAATCCTGCGGTCGGTCCCTTGGTTGCTGTTCCTAGTTCAGCACTAACTCCCTGCAATCTAGAGCCAGAAATATCGATATCATAGATTTTGGCTTTGTTTAATTTAGATATAACTTCATCATTTGTCTTGGTAAACCAATCGAAAAATGAAGTGGTCGAATTAAGATTCGGAATTTGATATTCGTTGTTTTCTACGCCCATTTGTTTTTTCCTATACCCTTGTTATGTATTTGATTGAGACACGCTTGTCTGCGGTGGTTCCACTTAGCGTGAAATTAGAGTTTCCTATATGTGTAATTGTTCCTGACAAAGCGGTGATATCAGGATCTCCTTTTGCTGTCACAATTGCTGAAAATGATCCACTAGATTCTTCAATAAAAATCGTCGAACCACTGGCAGGTTTATTTGTTGTAGTAAATAATACGTCTGCCGTTGTTGGTCCGGGTATTGTATTAGCAATATCAACAGTCTGGATGAGACCAATCAATTCCCCACGTAATAGAGATGTTTCTCCACCTTTTGTGCTGATGTTTGGGGCACTAGCATATATTTTACTTCCAACAGAAGGTCGTTTACCTGAACTGAATGTTAACAGTGCATACACTAAGTTTGATTTTAGATCCTGTGTGTTTGGTGGAAGATCTAAACCAAGCTCTCTGTTATTTGTTTTATTTGTTGGTTCACTTATAATTGCATATGAATCGAAACTTGTTGGAGTTGCTCCCGTATACGGGCCCGGTCGAAGTGTACTTTGAATATCAGATTCCTTCATTGTAACACTAGTCATAAATGCGTTTACTGGAATAACTGGACCATAGAGATTTTGTTCTGTTAGTAATCCATTATATGGAGTGATGAGTGATTTCAATGAATTTTCAAATCCATAATTATTGTTTGTATCAGAAACTTTATACTCAACCTCAGTATTATTCTTTCCTACAAGACGCTCATTAGTTGCTAAATTTTTGCCAATTTTTACACCACGAATATACCAAACATCTTCTTTAATTTTTGTTAGATCAAACTCAACAGTAGGTGCAGTACCGTTTCCAAAAGCCGTTATGTTTGGTGCTGTAACCCCTGCAACAGTAAAGTCGCTGTCCTCTAGACCACCAGCTTTTGTATCGATGTATACCATCTCAACTGAACCTGCTTTGTTGGACCAATTATTAGCCTTTTCATTGTACCAACCTAAGGGAGAAGAATCACTAAATGGAGATCCTTGAATTTGTGCTGATAGCGTTGTGGGAGCTATTGTACTTGGAAGATCTCCCAAAGTAGAGCCAGTCCCACCAAATCTTATCTGAGTGTTAATACCAGACATACGGAGTGCTTGCTGCAACTTAAATACGTCATATCGTTTTATATCACCAAATTCATATAAAACACTACCCGCAGTGATTTCACTGGGTGTTGTCTGGTTGAAGTAATTTTCCACACCGTAAAATTTTGCTGCCCCAGTTCCGAGTGGTTGAAATGGGTCACAGACTGATGTCTTAAACGGATCCAATGTTAGACCATCATCAACAAAGTTTCCTTGGTCTGCTGCAAAGAAGTTAATTCTGTCTCTAACTTCCAGTGTGATCCAGTTACTGTCAGTAAATCTATTGTCACTCTGTGCTAATGCAATCCAGCTATAGCCATCTTCTTGTTCAATAACAGCTGTTGGTAGGTCTGCAACACTAGTATATCCAGTACTTGGCTTATACACAGAAGCGGTCGCAACATCTGTTCGATTACTAGAATTGTTACCAACACATAAGAATAACACACCATCACCAATAGTATGATCAAAGATAAAGCAATTCTGTGTTTCTGGACCAGAGAAAGAATCATACCTAGCATAAACAGTAGATTTCTGCCAATCCTTTCGTGGGAAACACAGGCGATAATCGTCACGAGTTATTCTCTGAAAAAAGCAAGCCGATAACCAAAAATCATTAAGGCTTTTTAAGTCATTCTGGGGTATATCAGTAAAGGTATTGGAATTTAATGAAATATATTGGTTGCTAGAATAGATAAGTTCTTCCATCTGATTGACAGCGTTCTCGAACTTATTTGTTCCAGTATTTAAAATTTTACGGATTGCGGTAACCATTAAGCGTATCCTCCTATAGGACAGGAACTATTTGACTCTCTACCATCATTTGGTGATGTATTTCCAGATGCAGCATTCAAGAAGGCAACATCTAGTATATTTAGTATTCCAAAAGACGAACCGGCTATGGTAACTGCATCTGACCAGTCAGGGAATGCATACGTCAACATGTTAGCAAGATTATATGTGGCACCGCCAGTTATACCAAAGTGTGCTGTTGACCCAGAACATCCCGCTGTTGCTTGAATACTGGTGATATCGTCCAGTGTATATGGGAAGTAGTTACCAATAATAGCAATTTCTTCACCCGTTCCTGTTCCATCATAGGCACCCTCACCAAATGTGGCTTCTTCCCATTGAGAGAAATCTTCAATATTTGCATTTTGAAGGACTGTTATTGGCTCAGCGATTGGATTGTAATCAGAACCGTATGTCTGTGATGATCTATATGTGGTATCAGTAGCGTTGGTGAAGTCATCATTTGTCGCAGATACTGCAAACTGTATACTAACACCGATTGGGATTACATGTTCGTTCATGTACTCTTCCAAGTATTCGATGTTTATAGCAGTTGTGTCTTGGAAAAACAACGTTATAATATAATTGCTACCATCAAATACTTCTATCCGAGTTGTTGATGCTCCTATTAAGGTATTACAAAAATATTGAATCGATGCTGGTGTGCCCTTGATGTTACAAAATCTATCTACTACCCGGTTTAAGAAATTTCTAATATTCTCGGGTTCAATAACTGATTGATCTTTATTCATTTCAGCTACTAGTTCACTTGAATTAGGTAAGTAGTTACTGAGCAGATATGAAGTCATTTCATTTGGACAGAAATCTAGATCCTTTAGAACCTCGAAATTATTGTCTAAAATATAACGACTACCATTGGTTGAGTATAGCCAGTTATAGTAGACCTGAAATAGTTGTACTAGATTATTCACTCGCTGTTATCCATGACGGAAGTAGGAATGAAACATTTATTCTATTTGTAGGTAGAACTTGTCCATATTGAGTATTTACTGT